GAGGTGGGAGACGAGACAGTCATCCTGGTCTTATTCAGGACCGTCGGCAAGGTGAACGCGTAAAGAAAATGGGAAAGTGTTTTTGAAATTCTCACAGTTTTAAACTTTTTAACTTTGTCTTACATCTAATTTTATACTGTTTTTGGTTTATCAAGAAAAAGGGTTTTATAAATGTTGATTTGACGGCACTCAAACGAAAGGATGCCTTATAAGTTTTGCCCCGTGGGCATAAACTTTTCGGAAGAAATCCTATTCTATCCCCCCCTTAAAACCGAAGAATCCGGGGGTTAATTGAATGTTTATGCCCTAAAGTGTCGCTCTAAGAACGACGGGAGGAACCCCAACGAACAACGAACAGTGAAAATCGTCGCCGGCAGAGCGCAACCAGGCGACATTATAGTCATTCTCCAAGGTTGCAAGCGCGAGGGCTGTAGTATTAGCATATGGCTCCGACAGGGCAGAGGCGGGGCCAGGGTTGACAAGTTGACCCGCTATAGCGCGGGAATAAGTGGAGTTGTAAACAGGCATCTGGAACTCCAACACACCCTCAATGGGTATGTGGGAAATGGACTTAGTGTCCTCCAGACCTGCAAATCCTCCTGTAAGTAAAGTTGTGTTTGTCGTCCACAAGGAGCCAGCAAAGGCACGCACGACTCCAGTCGCTCCTGTTCTAGGCAGGATAGTGTAACGAACGGAACCAGTCTGATACGTGTACAAGCTGGACCACAAATTTATTGGATCTGAGTAAAAGAAATCACGCTGCAAGGCGCCCGCACCTCCTGCCGCTTGACAGACCGGAAAGTACGTGTACGCCCACACCTTAAGTCCTCCAGTCGCACCAAGTGTCGGGTCATTTCCTGACACCGGACGTAGGGGAGAGATTACTTTGAGTAGTTGGCGAGCTGATGTCACAACTTCGCCCACCGTATTGGCAGCCACAGTGCCAATTGGAATTGTTGAATTTGGCCCCAATTCAAAACATGGGGTCGCAATATATGGGTCTGCCATCTGACTAGTAGACGGCATGTAAGGCTCCACTCTCCATACCTGAGGAGAAGAAAATTCCATGTCGGGCAACGCTGCTTGCTCAACTAACAGTATCACACGATTTGTTACACTGGTAGGGCAAACCAAGGTGTTCTCCACAAACACCTGCAGCGTGCCGAAATACTGAGTAGGCTCAACCCAAGGAATGGGGAGTAGATAAGGGCAACAAACTTCAAACTCACTAGTAGTGGATATGTCAACCACCTCTCTGTACACGTACTCAGAGTTTGCGTACGAAAAGGCGTTCCAGGCACGTCCGGGAGAGAACGCTACTAGCAGCCTGGCGCGATGGAAAGGTGTTTTCACAATCTTAATTCTGAAACGCACCCCACCGCGACATTTGGTAAACTGTTTTGCTATAAAGCTACTCGGAGTATAAGTTATACCTTTACTCCAGTTTGTCGAATACACGTAGTTACATGGAATAGAAAATAAAACACTCTGAGCTGCATCGGCCACTGAAAAGCTAACAGTACGAATGTATGCATACTGCATCTTTATAAAATCAAAGCTCATCTCATCAGCATTAGTGTTGGACACTCCGTTGTGCGGAATAACACTATTCTGACTAAACAGGCCGAGAGGCTTGGCGGTAGAAGCATTGTCGTAATTAGCAGAAAACTGCCCGACTTGACGCGTTACTCTCGTGGGCGCAGACATGTTGAGGGGCTTGGACCAACCAAAAATCGCAGCTGAGCCAGCCAAAATTCCGCTGAGCCAGCTAACTGTAGTAGCCCATTGTCCTATAATGGGAATTGGGCCAAGCAAAGCTGAAGCCCTGGAAACCTTATCTAGAGTGGATGAAATTGGTCCGACACCCAAAGCCTTAGCTTCCTTGGTTGTCTCATCACCACCCATCTGATTTGCCGTGGCACTGCCTATTGTAACATTCTGGAGGGAAACCCACAATGTCCACGAACAGGAAGCACCACCTGAACCGGGGTCTAAAGGAGAATAAGGAATAATGAAGACGTCTCCCAAACACGTGGTCGTTAGAGTGGTGTTGGTTGACCACTCCAACATGGGGAAAATGGACGAATAAGGAACTTTCAAAGTGACATGTGTCTGCTTTGCCAAATCAATTTCAACATGCGGAAGTTGAGTGATAGTGGTCAAATTAGCAAGACGGGAATTGTAGTAAGCAGTTTTGTTTGCATTCAGCGCTCTAGAATGGGCTCCTCCACTTGGAACCCACCCCAAGATGTACCGACCTTGCTGAAACATATCCGCGTTTACCTGAAGTGTATACTCAAAGTCACAGCGGAGCATGTATATTCCACGCAACCTCTCTGCTTTGAGCGCGTTGATGGCCTCTGTGACGTCGCCACGATACAAAAAAGTGGTGTCACTAGCCTGCATGATGCCTGAGGCAACAGTCGAAGGACGTTGAAGATAATCTACTATGGTCTGTGAGGATGGCACAATCGAACTGCTATAAAGCGAACGAGAGAGGCGGGCCTCAAGGGGAATGGTCGCGATGGCACCCATGGTGTCATCTGCAAACTTAGTTGTAGCATTGTGAGATTCTTGGGCTGATTCTTGGGAAATGAAGACGCCGGTTGTCGCTGGCGGCGTCTCGTCGTTAGGGGTAGCCATCTGATTTGTATTAGGTTGTATCTGGTTGTCTTGGTCTGTCGTTATAGTACGAACCGCTGAACTGGACGGGGAACTCTGTCCGGAGTCTGCTGTTGGATCTAGATCAGCAGAGTCAGGGTTGACTATTTTAAGGGGTTTCTCCCGAATATAGTACTCATCAGAGTAATATCCGTCCTGAAGAACAGCAACGCGGGCGTCATAATAATTCATGTACGCCGGCACAAATGCAGGTCCTACCCAAGCCGTGACTTTTGGCAACCACTCATCCCAAGTGGTCTTAGGATATAGAGCCAATTCACGAAGGACGTTTCCAGCTCTCTAATGTATCACTTCGGTTTCTTTTCCGACGATGGTGTAATTCAGCATGTCAGTCAACACGCTAAACTGAAGTAAACCAACGTGCTTGTTTATGTCTACGTGGTAATAGGGCACCCTTTTCAACAAGGACGCCTTTTCCCTAAATTCGTAAGACGATGTTACAGCTGACTTATCAGCTGCCGTGTATTCCTCACCAAAATCTACTAGAACGCGCGCTAAACTCTCCATATTAAACCACTCGTATCCTTTACGAATGGCTAAACGGTTGTCATCGCCCAAAAACCGGGCAACTATAACCTTGTGGAACGTCTCTGACGCCACTCTAGCAAC